ACCAACTTCTTTAGAATCTCATTTCTTTCAACTGTTGTGCTCGTCATAATATATCTCAATTTAGAATTGTAAGTTATAATAACTTTAAGGAGAGTGTGTCACTAGTTCTTCCCCCACTCTCTACTTATATTATACCACAGATCCGTATTAATGTCAATAATTTATTAAAATTAAATCCCACGTTTATTTTTTCCATAAAAAATATGTTGATCTATTGACGCGTGAACTTCTTTTTGCTGTGCCCATCTAGGAGCATCAATATAATTTGCATGATAAAAAAGTGCTCCATCTGTAATATCAATCAAATCTTTTTGTCTTGATAATACATATTTTGCCAACTCGTAGGCGGTATTCCAAAGTTTTCCGCGGACAGCTGGTTCATCATCCTTGCCGTCACAATACCACGAAAATTGACACCGATCTTTTTTCATAATTCCGCTTGCATGTTTAGGTCCTTCGTATACTACTCCACATACGGAATTAGGATAATGTTTGGATTTTACACGATTTAGAGTTACTTGTGCAACTGCGAGTTGTCCTGCAGTGCTTTCTACAGCGGCCTCAAAATAAATATTTTTGGCCATACATTCTATTTCCGCTTGACTAATAACCGGCTCCCACATTAATATTGGTGTGGGTTTTGGAGATGCTTCCTCTATTGTTGTCATATTAGACGATGTGGAATCTACAAAAAATTGTGTTCCGGCAACGTCATGCAGTATAAAAAATATCAAAGGAAATAAATATAGGAAAAATTTTAACATATTCCTCTTCTAATTGGGTTGTCGTTCCTCAGATATTTGTCCGATTTCTTTTTGGACTTTTCATGTATCTATCGGCTACGCCCATACTAGAGCTTACTATAAAATTATCTATATCAAAATTTGATTCCCAAATGTCAGTACCTAAAGGCCCAGAAAATTTATTCTTACTTTTATCGTAACCTAAAGTAATTATAAAGTTCAAAGGATCAACGAGCCTAGCCGTAATGGAACGTGGTATATCTTCTGCTTGGTCATAATCTATCCGCCGAAGTTCAGCTTCTTTATCGGATTCATTTCCTGCAGAATCTATACGCTTGAATTTAACTATTCTGTTTTCAAGTTTTTTTACATCTATCATTTATGGTAATATTTCTGGAAAAGTGTCCTTGACTAGTTTATAGGTTAATCCTCTAAACTTTAATTTTTTATCTTTAACCTGAAGTACAACTTCAGCCTCTTTAGGATGTAGCCCTTCTAACATTTGAACAAAAAGTTGCTCCCTACGTAAATCAGTAAGTCCATCATGACCACCTTCAATATATAAATAGAATTTTTTAATATTGGGATATAGATATGTGGGATTATACTCATCAGGAGAACCAACGGTTTTAAACGGTGGTGCACCAGAAGGTAGAGCAAATTTTATATCTGGATGAAAGGCATATTTTAATAACTCCTTAAGTGGGTTTGATTCATTATCCAATAAGACCTTTTTTCTAGCCCCAAAGGAACTCGCTGCAGCCACTTCTTCAAATATTCGTGGAATACTTAATACACTCATAAAATTAAAACTCCGATATATTCTCTGTTAAGTTTTTTAATTTATGATTCACAAAGTACGTAAGTAACCTACTGCGGACACCAACTTGCGTTGTTTCAAACTGTTTGGTTATATTTATACGAATTGACTCAGGTACTTCACCCAAATCAATTAACTGTTTGTTTCTATTATAGTTTCTTAGCATTTCTGAATCACAATACATGTCTGGTTCTAAATCATACCATGCATCTACTTTTTTTGTAGTTATTGGTTTCTGTCGCCGACCTTCATCGATAAACACATTATCATCCGATAAAATATTTGGAACACCATCGCCAACATCCCCTTTTATAAGTTTTTCATGGAGATTGCGTTTTGCATCGCCATCGATAAACTTCTTTTGCATGGGGGAATATTGTCTAACATTAAATTGATGGAGTTGAACAAAATCTTTATCACTGGACAATATCAATGTTCGTTCATTCATTAAGTGTACCAGAGTAGCAATGATGTCATCTGCTTCTGCCTTCTCTACTTGAAGTAATTTATAAGGAAACCACTGGCGAAGTTCATCTTTCAATTGATTCAAACATTCATAAAGATTAGTCCAATCAACATCAGACACTTTTCGTGTTTTCCTTCTAGAGGCTTTGTAGTTTGGAAAGAGTTCTTTGCGCCAAGATTTTCGATCATCACAACATAGAATTATTTCACCGTACTCCTTTGTAAATTTATTCCTATAGATACGCAGAGTGTTTAATACGGTTGGTCTAATTACATCCATATCAACAGTTGAGTATTTTGCGGCTGTCATATATGAACCAATAACAATCTGTGAAAAATCAACTAGCAGTGCCATCTTTATCTTCTTCTTTAGGTTCTACTGTTTCCATTGGAGCATCTATAGCATGTAAAAACTGCTGCCATTGTCCACCACGTAAACTCCAATTATAAAACATATCAAAATAATTACGTTGAATCTTTAACAGATTTTGTACATCTTCATCCCAAAAATGATCTATAGCACGAGCTAAAATATGTGCATGTACATGCGAATGCCTAACCGGATCTTCTTCGTATCCATACATCCAAGGGAAATTTGCTCCAGTTTCTGGAATAGCACCAAGATTAGGAACAACTGCCAAACATCCAGCACTCATTGCCTCAATCAAAGTAATACAACTTGTCTCTTCATAGATACATGGATATGCCATAACGTGTTGTGTTTTCAATGCTTGACGGATCTCATCATTTGAAACAGTACCATGATAATTAACACCATCCATTTTTTCAGCACGTTTATATATATGCCTGAATTGTTCATCTAAATGTGGTCTATCATATATCTTAAAACTAGAGAAAATATTTAATTCTGCATTTTTTCCTGAACCTAATTTTTCTCTCATAAACTCCCACGAATCCAAAAGAACTTCTAGCCCACGATGTGGTGTAGAAAAATAACACACGTTTATTTTTCCATCTTTTGGTTTATCATGATCTGGAATAGGTGCAATTGCATTTTGAATTACTATACCTTTTTCATAAGGAAATCCTAAATGAGTACGAAATTGATATTGCTGCCAATGACTAACAAAAACAATACGCTCATAGTTTTCCCAATTCTCTTTATCTTTCAAATGTTGAACTTCTGGATCTCCTGCCAAATCATGTATCCAAAGAATTCGTTGTTTATCGGGTTCAAGATTTCGGACTCTGGTACTAATAAACTGAAACTTATCTTTCAGCCCAGGCTCACGTTTTTCCATTTGCTCAAACAGCCATTTTCTCATTAGTTCAGTACCACCTATTGCTTTACTGGATACTGCTTCTAATACTTTATCCTCTTCACCAAAATCAATTTTAAAATCTACATTATCTTCTGGATTAAGAATTTTTAATTTGTCTGTTGGGGATTCTTTTTGTTTTGGGGGATTGCCCAATGTGTTAGGGCTACCTGATTCTTTTTGTTGAACTGCTTTCACCATTATATCTCCACGATGTTTAATATTAATATCACTTAATATATAGGAATACCACAGGAGAGCTAGTAGTGAGAGAGTGGCTTCTAGAAGCCCTACAAGTACCCTGTGGTATTTTTAATTCTACTTATATTATATCATGTATTTCTCATTTGTCAATCACTTACAAATTTGCCATAAATTGCTTATCTGTTATGGCAACTGTTCCAGATTTCTTAGGAACATAATTTGTATTTTCTCTCATATCTGGAAACTCTGACTCATCCATATCTCTTGTCCACACTGCGGCAATATCTGGATAGAATACCCCCTCAGACCTCTTAGGACGACCATCAGGGTAATATGCCATAGCAATACACCGAGGAATTACTTTGTGGTTTTCCTCTTTTCCAGAAAACATTGAAATCCAATCACCTGTTTTCAAATAGTATTCACAGTACCGAATATATACCTTCTTGGAATGAGCTAAATTTTCTGCTATCTGTTTATCTTTTGGTGTTACACCTCTACTTCTTGCTTGTTGACCAAGAGCTGAAACTTGAAGTTTGTTTTCTACTATCCACTCCTTAACATTCTTAAAAGAGTAGGTATCATCATCCG